GTAAAATCTACTATAGTAGCACCAAAATAAATCTAATATGAGTTATTGGAAAAATTTAGGGTTATCCCTTTTAAATAGATTACCGGCAACAGAACCGGAAGTTGTACATGAGATGGCAAGAGAAGAGCTTGAAGAGAAAACAAATGTAACTTCTGGGCTACCAAGAACAAGACAAAGTATTCCTAATACATACTACGAACTGAATGACTTGAAAACGGGTGTAAAGATTCTTACACCCAGTTTTGTGAGAGAATGTATTCCTTTAATTCGTAAATTGTATAAGGTAAACCCCGATTTAGGTTCAGCTCTATTTGACATTATTCAATTGACAAATACGGGTTATGAGATAAAATTTGATCGATCTGTACCAGATGACAAAGCCGATGAGATGAGGAAACATATAAAAGTAGCCTCACGTAGATGGAACTATGGTACTGCTGGATTACCTGGTATTATCAATAAAATGATAGCTCAACTTTATGTTGGTGGTGCTTTATCAAATGAGTGGGTACCGAATAGATCATTAACAGGAATAGAATCCGTATCTTTTGTAAATCCAGAAGAGATTTATTTTTCTCTAAACAGAAGAAAAACTGGTTATGACCCATATCAAAAAGTTAAAACTACCTTTGCTCTTGACAGAGGCCAGAAGGTAACTGATCTCATAGAGCTGAATAAAAATACCTATAAATATTATGGCATCCTCGGTGATGAGGATGTTCCATACGGTGTACCACCATACCTAACATCTCTTGATGATTTGGATAACCAGTCTTATATGAAAAAGAATATAAGACATATTATTCAACAAGTAGGTCTAATGGGTTTCCTTGAAATATTGATGGAGAAACCAGCCCAGAAAGAAAGTGAATCAGAAGAGGCTTATAGAGCCCGCTTAGAATCCCTACTTACTCAAACAAAAGCCAATATAGGAACAGGGATGATTGATGGTGTAATGGTAGGTTACCAAGAAGACCATGAGTTCCAGTTCCATTCAACTACTAAATCTATGCAAGGTTTAGGAGAGGTATTCGGACTAAATGAATCCCAGGTAGCAAATGGTTTAAAAACTTCAGGTACTTTCATAGGAACAAAACAAGGTGGTACAGAAACCTCTATAACCATTATATTCACTAAGATGTTATCGCAACTAAAGAATGTGCAGAATATTCTTAGTGAGAATCTTGAATTTGGTTTAGGAATGGAATTAAGATTAGCTGGTTACTCTTTCAAAGAGATATCAGTGACTTTTAAACCATCTACAATTACCGATGATTTAAAGATACAACAAGGTAAAGAAATCAAAATAAGAAACCTAAAAGAACTATATAACCAAGGTATCATTTCTCAAGAACAATTTGCGTATGAATGCGACTATGAGAAACCGGATCAGAAAGAACCGAGAATATCTCTTGAAGACCCACAAGAGGGAGATGCAGTAAAGAAGAAGAAAAGAGAGGATGGTAAAAATGAATCTGATAAAAAAGTACGTCGTAAAAATAAACCACAACCTAAACGTGATGATCAAAAATAGGAATTATGAAAGATAGATTACAAGCAATAGCAAGTCAATTCCCTGAAATTGACACTATAGTATTAGGATCAGGGCATTCTAATATTGTAGGACATTTACCAATGGACAAAATTCCATTGTTAGCTATAGATGAAAAGTTTAACAAGGAGCCTTTAGAGAATGTTTCTTTAGGTCTTTTTGATTCATCTTCCCCAAATTATACTACATACTACCCGGATGTAAAACCTGAGGACTTAGCACCAAAGGATGAGGATTTTATTTACCCTGTATTCCGGATGCTATCCAATGTGATAGTTCATAAGAGGTATAATCCTATTGAATTCCCCGAGGATGTACTAAGACAGTCCATGGGTCTTTTGGTTGGTCAAACAATAAACGTAGATCATGAAACTGCCTTAGGTAATGCTATAGGTTCTATAGTAGAGGTTTCATGGCAGAAATCATATAAAACAGAATCAGGTATAGTAGTACCAGCCGGTATAAATGCCCGTTTGAAAATAGATGGTAAATCAAACCCCCGGTTGGTAAGGGGTATTACAATGAGCCCACCTTCTATCCATTCAAACTCAGTAACAGTTAGATTCCAATGGAAACCATCACACGATTTCGAGGATGTATCTGAATTCTGGAATCTATTAGGAACTTTCGATAAGGACGGTAACTTAATTCGTAGGATTGCTACAAAGATTACTGCCTATGCTGAGACCTCTTTAGTAAATCATGGAGCTGATCCTTTTGCTAAATTGATAGGACCCGATGGTAAAATAGTTAATCCAGAAATGGCTAACTCTTTTTACTCATTTAAAATGGGTGAAACCGAAAAGCACCAATCAAAATTCTTCCAGATTAGTTATAAAGACAACCTGGTAGACGGAGTATTTGATGAGATTAAGAACTCTATACAAGAAGATGAGGAGAACTCCACAACACCTAAAAATGTAAATAATAAACAAACAAATAAAAGTAACATGAAAGAAAAGTTGTTAAAACTTTGTTTGATCATGGGTATCACAGACGAAGCTACCTTGACAGAAGAAAATTTTGTTGAGAAAGTAGGAGAGAAAATTAACTCTCTAACTAATGACGCTTCCTCAGCTGCCACTCTTCAAGCAAAAGTAACTTCCCTTGAAACAGAGGTAGCTACTCTAAAAGGTGAGAAAGAAAATCTTACTAAAGAAGCCGGTGCCGGCGCCAAAGCTCTTAAAGATGCTCGTGATGAAGCCCTTAAAGCCTATAAGTTAGTTAAAGGAGACAAAGCTGATGAAGCTATGTTGAAAGTTTTAGCTGAAGCAACTTATGAACAGGCAGTAACTTTCCGTACTCAATACGAAAAGGACGCAGAGGACTCATTCAAGTTAACTTGCGGAGATTGTCATTCTACAAACGTAAGCCGTAAATCAAGTGCCTCTAACAAAGGTGATGAAGGAGACGGTGATGAAGGTAAAAAGACAATCAAAACTTCAGCAGAGGTAGCAAATTCTATTCTTGAGAAAAAGGGTAAATTCAAAGCCTCTTTCATTGAGGAAGAAAACAAAAAATAATTTTATAATAATTAATAATCAGAAATTATGTCACAGCTAACAGCTATAGGATCAAATCCGCAAACCGTAATCCTGAAACATGAAAGCCACAAACTTCACCATGAGTTTGTAGTTGCTGCCAGTAACTCAGTAAAGGTCGGGATGCCCGTTAAATTAAATACTGCCGGTGCAGTAGTACCACTTGGTGCTGCAGATGAGGAACATCTTTGCATTGGACACGCTTTACAAGATGCCGATGCAACAGAGTATGTAACAGTTGTAATGAAAGGTTACACTATCATCTTTGCTGAAACTACTGGTGCTCTTGACTGCGGTCCTGTTAAATATGCTTCTTTTGGAGCAGAGACAGTTACAACTTTACCAAACTATGTAGCAGCTGCTACCAATGTGTTAACACAAGGATGGTGCATTGACCAGGCAGGTGGTGCAGACGTTGTAGTAAGAATCGTTCTCAGAGCCTAACAGTTAGGCCTACAAATAAAACAAGTTTCAAAAATTAAAAATTTAAAAAATGAACAAACAACAATTTGAGAAATCCTCTTATCAGGGGAAGATCAAGGAAACAGTTAAGCTCGCCGAGAAAATGAGAGTAGACGGTGCTAACGGAAATCCAATGGATGTTTCCTTCGCCGAAATTGTAAAAGATAAATTCAACGTTTCTTTTGCAGAATTTCTATATGACTTAGGGATTGACCCGACTTGCGACTCAGTAAGTAACATCTCAACTCTTGACGCTGTTGATGACATCAGATGGATTGTACCTGAGATTTACCGTGAAGCCATCCGTTTAGGAATTAACAAATCTCCTATCTGGCCTTCAATCACAACTGGTGAACAAACAATCAAAGGTTTGAAAGTTATCATGCCTTATATTAACCCGGCTGACTCAGCACCACGTAAAGTTGGTGAAGCAGAGACAATTCCTTTGGGAACTCTCTCTTATGGTCAAAAAGAAGTAGGTATTACAAAAATCGGAAGAGGTATTAAAATCTCTTATGAGTTGCAGAATTACGCAGCTATCGATGTAGTATCAATTTTCTTACAGGACTTCGGAGTTAAGTTAGGTATGGCAATGGATGTACTGGCAATTGACACAATCATCAATGGTGATCAGTTAGGTGGTTCTGATTCTGCTTCAGTAATTGGAATCGGTACTGCTGGTACAAAAGTATACAAAGACTTCCTCAGAGTATGGGTACGTATGGCCCGTTTAGGACGTGTTCCTAACGTAATCATTGGTGGTGAAAACTCAGCCCTTGATACTCTTAACCTGGCAGAATTTAAAACAAATGCTTTCGGCGGTATCAATGCAGCTGGTGTACCAACTGCTGGTAACCTTGATTTCCAGACACCAATCCCGAGAAAAAGCTCTTACTTCATTCACGGTAATGTTCCAGCTAACCAGGAAATTATCCTTGACCCAACGAAGTCATTGCTTAAATTGAATGCTCAACCATTGTTAGTAGAATCTGAAAAGATCGTATCAAATCAGACTAACGCATTCTATGCTACACTGACTACAGGTTTTGCTAAACTGTTCCGTGATGCTTCTATTATTATGGATTCATCAATTGCCTTCTCTGGTAACGGATTCCCTACATACATGGATGTTAATACTTACGAAGACGTAGTTATCGAAGATTAATAACCAATCATAAACAAACTAAGAAAGCCAGATATCTCTATGTCTGGCTTTTTAGTACTATTCAAGTTCATTATTAATAATTTAAAATCATAAATTTATGGCAGAGTATTATAAACTCGGTAAAAAAGCTAAAGGAGGCTCCTTTTCAGAAACCAGTACTGGTGTAAGTATCTTCGGATCGAAGGTTGTTAAACTTGATGCTAAGCAAAGAGCTAACAGAAGAGTAAGACAGGCAATTGAACACGGTCATCTTGTCCCGGCAACTGAGGAAGAGTTCAATGTGTATGAAAAGAAAAACGCAGCCCAGGTTGCCGAGTCTCAAAAAGGAACAGAAGCTAAACCTTCTACACCAGCAGCACCATCTAACAACGATGATGATGACGACGATGAGATCGATATCTATTCTATGAAGAAAGATGAACTTGTTGCCCATGCTTTAACTGTAGAGGGTAATGATCTTTCAGAAGAGGATTTACAATCCATGAAAAAAGATGAGATCATCTCCCACATCGAGTCTTTGACCGAAGGTGAGGATTAATTAAAAACAAAACAACATATCTGTTATGGCTATCCCTATTCCTAATTATACATTTGCAAAGACAGCCCTATCCGTACAATTTACCGATCTGTCTATGAACAATCCAACTTCTTGGTTATGGGATTTTGGAGATGGAACAACCAGTACAGATAAAAACCCTCTGAAGGTTTATCCTTCGGGGGGTTATTATGTTGTTACACTAACTGTAACAAATGCAGATGGTACTTCAGATGGAGTATCACCTAACCCTTCACCTCTTTCATTATCTATAGGAATATCAGATACCAATGCTACGGTTGGTAATTATTCTATATGGTTTATGTCAGAACAACTTGTACCCACCGAGTTGAGAGATCAGATAGATTCTAATGAGAAACATTCTATGATCTCAATGTGGCAAGAATTTATATACCCATTACTTAATTCCTATATTACAAAACCAGCTG